TTAGATGGTTCAAGCTTATTATTTACAACTCAAGTTACTGGTTTAACCATTACTAATGGACAAGTTACCATTAATAATTCCGCATTAAACGTAGATAATGCTACTTTTGTTGCTTTTGACCAAGAAAGGTATCAATTATTCCAATCAGATGGAACTCCTATTAGTTTAAGTGCAAGTCAGGTAACTGTTACACCTACTCTTATTACTTTTTCTGGTTTAACTAATCAAAGTGGAGTTTCTGCTAATGTAACTGCTTCTAAAAATAATACAAGATCTAAAACTAAAGTATTAGCAAGAAGTCAGACATTTTTAATTGATAAAACTAATAATGAAAGTTTAGTAGATGATAGTGATTTAACATTAAATCAATATTATGGTTGGAGAATTGAAGATGAAAGTATTTCTTTAAATGTTCCAGATGTTGAAAGTTTAGTAGCTGTTTATGAATCATTAGATACCGGTGCTCCAATATTAGATGTAGTTGGCTTTGCTGGCGGACTTGAATTAGATACAAATACAATAGCAGGAGAACTATTAAGGGGTGCTGATAGTGGTGCTGTCGCTCAATTAATTGATGCACAGTCTCCTTCTGAATTAAGAATTGTATATTTAAGTCAAAGTCAATTCCAAGTTGGGGAGCTTATTTCATTCAGTGAATCTCAAATTGAAACAAATCTTCAACAAATTTTTAGTGGAAGTTATAAAAATATCACTTCTAATTTTACATTAGATAAAGGGCAAAGAGAACAATTCTATGATTATTCTAGAATTACTAGAACAAGTGGAGCTGCTCCTACAAGAAAAACATTAGTTATTTTCAATAGATTTATTGTTCCTTCTGATGATAAAGGAGATTTTTATACCGCTAATTCATATGATCCATCCATTTTTGGAACTGGAGTCCCATTTTTAAATAATGGTTCATTACGCGCATCTGATACTTTAGATTTCAGACCTCGTGTTCCTGATTTCACTGATACTAATGCATCTCCTTTCTATTATACAAGTAGAGATTTTGCAGCTACAGGTTCAACTGTAAGTTTAGTTGCTGCACCAAATGAAGATATTTCTTTAGGATATAATTTCTATCTTGGTAGAATTGATAGACTTATTTTAAATACAGAGGAAGAATTTAGAATAATTTTTGGTTCTCCTTCTGTTTCACCAGAAATACCTTCATTTAATGAAGCAGCCATTGAATTAGCAAGAATTGAATATCCACCTTATCTTTATAATGTAGATGATGCAAAAATTATCCTAATTGATAATAGAAGATACACCATGCGAGATATTGGTGGTCTTGAAGATAGAATTGAAACATTAGAAGAAGTTACATCACTCTCTCTTCTTGAAAGAGAAACAGAATCCTTACAAGTTTTAGATGCTGACGGTAATAGTAGATTTAAAACTGGATTCTTTGTAGATGATTTTGATACTTCAGAATTTATTGATTATTCTAACCCAGAAACTAGAATTGATGCTGATGTAACTAGAAGTCAGCTCGTACCATTTAATGAATTCGCTACTGTACCATTAAGACCACAATTACAAGCTTCTCTCAATCCAGAAAATATTTCACTAACACAAGACTTACCTCTTGCAGATCCAAATACTATTAAAACTGGTGATTTAATTACTTTAGATTATAATGAAACGCAATGGTTATCACAACCACTTGCATCTAGAACAGAAAATGTAAACCCATTTAATGTTATTTTATATGTTGGCGGACTTACTCTAAATCCTGCATCAGATGATTTTGTTGCTACAGTAAATGGTGGACCAAATGGGAGGTTGGATGTTTTTGGTGGTAGCCAACAATCATTTAGTACTCAATTTGTAGAAAACATTGAAGTTGCTCAATTTATGAGGGAACGCAATGTTGGTTTTAATGCAAGATCTTTAAGACCAAATACATTATTTTATGCTTTCTTTGAAGGTTCTGGAGGAATGGATATCATTCCTAAACTAATTGAAATTAATATGAATAATGGCTCTTTCCAAATTGGAGAGACTGTAGAAGGTTTTGTTGGTAATAACAGAATCTTCTCCGCTAGAGTAGCAGCACCGAATCACAAAAGTGGTGCATTTAATGCTCCAGTTAGAACTTATAGTAGAAATCCATATATCCCAGAAGAAGTAATTCCTGATAATTATTCAGCTTCCTCAAATGTCTTGAATATTGATATTGATTCTTTAGCTGATATTTCAGATGATAGATTCTTTGGATTAATATCTCAAAATACAAGATTAGTAGGTAGAAGTTCCAGAGCAATTGCTACAATATCAAATATCAGATTAATTAGTGATAATACTGGTGATGTTGCTGGTTCTATTTTCTTTAGAGATCCTTACACAAATCCTGCTCCAGTATTCAGATTAAGGACTGGAACAAGAACTTTTAGACTTACTTCTAGTCCAACTGATGAGACACCCGTTTTAGGTTCTACATCTATTAGTTTTGCCGAAACTACTTATCTTTCTACAGGAACAATTCAAAATATTGGTACATTAAGTATATCAGTTAGAGAATTACCACCTCCACCACCTCCAGTTATTATTGATAGAACTGTAACTAATAATTTTACTGAATTTATTGATAGAACAGTTACAATTGATAGAACTGTAACTAATAACTTTACTCGTGTTGAAAGACAAGTTATTGATAGAACAGTTACTATTGAAAGACAGCCACAAATTGTAAGAAGAGCTGACCCATTAGCTCAAACTTTTACTGTGGATGAAACTGGTGCTTTCTTAACAACAGTTGATATTTACATGGCTACAAAGCCAACTACTGAAGATACTTTAACTGTTCAAATTAGAACGACAGAACTAGGAACTCCTACAGAGTTTGTTGTTCAAGATTTTGCTGAAGTTATTCTTTCTCCCAGTCAAGTTAATGTTTCTGAAGACGCTTCTGTCCCAACAACTATACAATTCCCATCACCAATTTATTTGGAACCAGGTATTACTTATTCAATAGTATTATTAGCACCAACTACTGATGATTATACAGCATGGATTGCTAGAATGGGTGAACCTAATATCACTGGAGTGAATGATGCTACGGGTGAAGTTATAATCTCTCAACAATATCTAAACGGATCATTATTTAAATCGCAAAATGGTCAAATTTGGACTCCTAGTCAGTTTGAAGATCTTAAATTTACCCTATACAAAGCAGTATTTACACAAGAAGCCGGTAATGTTTTCCTAGAAAATCCTCCTATAAGAACATCAACTCCTTTAATTAATAACCCAATTGAAACTATTCCTAGAAGAATTACTGTTCCTGTAACACAACAAAGCCCAGGTTATACATTTGCACTTGGAGCTAAGTATGGAACTGCTAGTGGAGCTCCATTACTTCCTACAGTATTTGGAGATTTAGAAGCCATTGGTGGCTCTGTTGCAACTCTAGGACCTGATATTGAAACTGGTCCCGGTTATGTTGATGGAACATATAATAATGTAACTACTTTCCCAGTTCCATCTGTTAATAGTAGAAATATAGAAGGAAGTGGTTTAACCTTAAATATCACTATTTCAGGTGGTGAGATAACTTCAGCAACAATTGTTTCTGCTGGAACTGGTTATAGAGAAGGAGATGTTGTGGGTATTACAACATCAGAATCTGGTGGTTCTGGTGGAGATACATTTATTACAATAGGTTCTGTTGGTACTCCTGATACTTTATTCTTAGGAAATGTGATAGGAGAGGCATTAGCCACTCCAAATACAATATATGAAATTCCACCAACAGGACCAATTATTGATACAAATTATGCAGCTAGTGGTAATTCGGTCGTTACAACTGATTTTGATCAAGGAAATGTCTTTATTTTAAATTTACCAGTTCATGGATTAAATTCTGATGGCTCATTAATTGATATTTTTGGTATTTTGCCTGATACAATTGGTGTTCCTATTTTACAACAAATTGGTATTTCTGCTTCTGAAATTGTTGTTGATCCAGCACAAGCTGCTATTTTCTCTACCTTTGAAGGTTTAGATGTAGGAACTGGTTATCTATATATTGGTGGAGAAATAATTGAATATGAATATAATGCGGGAACTATTACTATTTCTGAACGAGGAATAGATAATACAGCTGTACAGATTCATTCTCCAGGAGCTTTAGCTTTTAAATATGAAATTAGTGGTGTTTCTATAAGGAGAATTAATACACAATTAACTGTTCCAGCAGATAATACTATTGGAAATAGAAGAGATATTAATACTCTTCCATTAACATTTGATAGAACACCTAGAAATGGTGGTGATACTCAGTTAAACTTTAATCAAAGACAACAAGCTGGATTAAATGTTGGAAGGGCATCTCAAAACTTTCAGTTTGATAGAATACTTCCATCTTGTGCTCTTATAACTCCAGGAAATACTACTAATATTGAAACAACAATCCGAACAGTTAGCGGAACAAGCGCAGGTGGTTCTGAAATTTCTTATCTTGATCAAGGTTTTGAAAGTATTAACTTAAATTCCTTCAATAGATTTGATACTCCTAGATTAGTAGCAAGTATTTCTAATGAAACGGCTTTCTTACCAGATATTCCTGGAAATAAATCACTAACATTGGCTCTTGAATTTAGTACTAGTGATCCTAATTTGAGCCCAGTTTTAGATACTACTCAAATGAATGCTATTTTAGCTAGATTCTCTTTGAATAATCCAGTCTCTGATTATGCTGGCGATGAAAGAGTAAAACTTGTAGTTGGAGATCCTCATTCTTCAATTTACATTAGTAATAGAGTAGAATTAGAAAATCCATCAACATCTTTAGATGTTTTCTTAACTGCTTATAGAGACGCTAGCGCAGACTTTAGAGTATGTTATAGATTGTTTGGACCTAATACTCAAGGCGAAACTGATCCATCATGGGAGTTATTCCCTGGCTATCCAAATCTAGTAGATACAACTGGAAATGGAATTGGAGATAGGGTTATTGATCCTTCACAAAATACTGGATTGCCTAATAGATTTGTGAGAGCAAGCAACTTTAATGAATTCCTAGAATATGAATATGCTGTTGATAATCTTCCAGAATTTACTGGTTATCAAATTAAAGTCATGTTGAGTGGAACTAATGAAGCTAGAGCTCCATTTTTCAGGGAAATTAGAACAATTGCTTTAGGATGATGAAAAGAGTAGAAGGCTACAAAAACCTTTATAGAAACGAAAGTGGTGCTATAGTTAATACTGATAAAAAATCATATGAAGCTTATAAAGCTAAACGAAAAGCATCACTAGATAAAGAAAAAGAGCTGAAAGATTTAAAAAGCGAAATTAATGAACTTAAAGAATTAGTGAACCAATTATTGAATAAATAGTAAGAGAATCTAACTTTCAATAATGGCGAGTGCCTACGTATCAAATATTACTATTGATCAAGGTGCTGATTTTTCAGCAAATTTTAAGTTAGATGATGCTGGAACAAGTGCTCCTATTAACTTAACTTTATTCCAAGCTTTTGGACAGTTAAGGAAACATCCAGGAGCACCTTTTGGTGTTGAATTTTTAACATCAATACCAAAACCAAAAAGTGGAGAAATTGTTATAGCTCTAACTGCTGAACAGACTTCTGTTCTAAAGGAAGGCAGGTATGTTTATGAGGTTATTTTAAGAAGTAAATCCGACAACAAAATATATCGTGTTGTTGAAGGAATGGCTTTAGTAAATCCAGGAGTTATAAACATGAATCAAGGCATTTTCAAACCATCTGTGCCACCAGTTGCAATTGGTCCTAATCCTCCAGAAGATCCTATTCCAGGAAATCTTTGGTGGAATAGTGAAGAAGGACGTATGTACGTCTACTATAGAGACGAAGATAGCGCACAATGGGTACAGACAATCCCAACTTCTAAAGATAACGAGAGGGAAGACTGATGGCAAATCTATTAGACCAGATTGGACAAAGAAACGTCGTTCGTGTTATTTCAAATGGCGTTCCATCATCTTTAGAAAATCTTACAGATACTGATTTTTCTGGTATTGGAACTGGTGCAGTTCCAGTTTGGAATGGGACTGTTTTTTCACAAGTCGTAGAAGGTTTTCAAATTAATACCTCTACAGTTATTCTAACAGTTGACCCAGAAGACAATAATACTAAATTTACTGATACTATTGACGGTGGATTTTTCTGATGGCTAAACCTTCTTCCCGCCAAGAATTAACTGAATATGCATTGAGGCAACTTGGTGCCCCTGTTTTAGAAATTAATATAGCTGATGAACAACTTGATGATTGTTTAGATGATACTATTCAGTATTTTCAAGAAAGACATTATGATGGTGTTGTAAGAACATATCTAAAGTATTCATTTACTCAAGCTGATATTGATAGAGGAAGATCTTTAAGAAATGTAGGAATTGATACTGCAGTTTCTACATATCCACAAGCTACTGGTATTACCACAGCATATTACCACGAAACTTCTAATTATATTCAACTACCTGATCATATTATTGGTGTTGAGCGTGTTCTAACTCCATTTGAAGCCACTGGTAGTGGTTATATTTGGGGTGGTTATCCAAACCTAATTGGTCCTGATGGAGCTGTTCCTTATGATACAGCTTTTACAAACCTATATGGGTTTGGTGGATATGATTTAATTACATATTCTATTGCTAAATCTTGGTGGGAAACAGTTGATTTCTTATTTTCCCCAGAAGCTGGAATTAGATTTAACATTCGTCAAGATAGATTATATCTTGATATAAATTGGACTTCTATCAAAGTTGGTCAATTTATTCTAATAGATTGTTATAGAGCTCTTGATCCAGAAGAATTCAATAGAATCTATAATGATAGATTTGTTAAAAAATATTTTGTAGCTCTCATTAAAAAGCAATGGGGTCAAAATTTAATTAAGTTTAGAGGGACTCGTTTGCCTGGTGGTATTGAAATGAATGGTAGAGAAATATATGATGAAGGAGTAAAAGAACTTCAAGAAATCAAGCAAGAGATGTCCAATACATATGAACTACCACCTCTTGATTTTGTAGGATAAAAAAATGGTTGTAAATCCTTTCTTTCTTCATGGTTCTACTCAAGAACAGAATCTCATGCAAGATCTGGTTAATGAACAGATCAAAATGTATGGGATTGATGTTTATTATATTCCTCGTGAGTTTGTAAGGGAAGCAACTATTTTAAGAGAGGTGACTTCCTCTGAATTCCGCTCATATTTTATTATTGAAGCTTATCTTGATAGTTATGATGGATATGGCGGACAAGGAGATTATCTCTCAAAATTTGGTATTCAAGTAAGAGACGATTGTACTTTCACAATTTCTCGTGAGAGATATGAAAATTATATCGCACCATTTTTGAATTCAAGAATGATATTCTTGATGGATTCATTAACAGCTAATAATGATTTACCAGTAGTTCATAGACCAAGAGAAGGTGATCTTGTTTATTTTCCATATGGTAGAAGATTATTTGAAATTAAATTTGTAGAACATGAAAAGCCTTTCTATCAGTTAGGTAAAGGTTATACTTATGAATTGCAATGTGAACTATTTGAATATGAGGATGAAGTTTTAGACACATCTATTGATGAAGTAGATTCTACTATACAAAATGAAGGTTATATTACCACATTAGATTTAATTCCATTAAGTAATAGAGCAGAAGTCACTGTTGGTTTGGATAGTGGTTATATAAGTGAATTAACATTATTTGATGAAGGTACTGGTTATAGTGCTCCTCCTGAAATTAGAATTACTCCTCCAGAAATTGGTCAAGATCCAAATGTTGTTGCCTTAATAACAGTACCAAATAATAATTACGATTCTCGTGCAATAAGTAATTTATTAGTACTCAATAGTGGAAGTGGATATAAAGAAGCGCCAAGGGTGGAAGCTGTTGGGGATGGTAGAGGCGCTGTAATTAGAGCAGGTATTAATTCTGAAAGTTTAGGTATTGTTGATTTTACAATCACAAATCAAGGTGCTGGATATCCAGAAGATGTTCCTATTATTGTTTACAATAATGCAAATGATATTATTGGAGAAGGATTAGCTCTAACAGATGGTAAGAAAATTGTTAAAACTATAGTTACAAATCCAGGTAAAGATATTAATCGTGGAAGTGTGAGAGCTATTGTTAATGCTCCAGCTGTAGAAGGAACTGGAAACTTCATTTATAATGAAATAGTAGTGGGTAAGAGCTCAGGAACAAAAGCAAGAGTTAGAGGGTGGGATGAGCCAGCAAAACAACTTGCCATTACAAATCTTAACCCAGAAGAAAAAGAAGTATTTTTTACACCCGGAGAGATAATTGAAGGCGAAACAAGTGGAGCAAGATTCGCTGTAAGTCGTTATGATGATACCAATCCTAGAGATGCATATGCTCAAAATGATGAAATAGATGAAGAAGCAAAAGATATAGTTGATAGTAGTGAATTCAATCAATTTGACCCCTTTGATGAGTTCTAATACTAAATAGTTAGGTATAGCCTCAAAAAGGTCCAAATGGGCGACTATTTTTATCACGAAATCATTAAAAGAACAGTTGTCGGTTTCGGCAATTTGTTTAAAGATATCGAGATACAAAAAATTGATAAAAGCGAAAACGTCATCAATGTGATGCGTGTTCCTTTAGCTTATGGACCTATTCAAAAGTTTTTGGCTAGATTAACCCAACAAAAAGAGTTGGACCAATCAGTTCAAGGCACTCTTCCTAGAATGTCTTTTGAAATGAATTCTCTTGCTTATGATGGCACTAGAAAGACACAACCAACTCAAACTTTCAAAACCTTAGATGACGGAACTAAATTAAAAAGAGTTTATCTTCCAGTTCCGTATAATGTTGGTTTTGAACTAAACATTATGAGTAAATTGAATGAAGATGCTTTACAAATTGTAGAGCAAATTCTACCATATTTCCAACCATCATTTAATGTAACTATTGATTTAGTTGATTCAATTGGCGAAAAGCGTGATGTTCCAATTGTTTTAGATTCAATTAATTTTAGTGATGATTATGAAGGAAACTTCTCAACTAGAAGAATCCTAATCTACACATTGAATTTTACTGCTAAAACTTACATGTTCGGTGCTATTAACGACACCGGAGATGGTCTCATCCGTAAGGTACAGGTTGATTATCATACTGATACTAATCGTGATGCTCCAAGAGAGCTACGTTATATCGTTACACCTGAACCACCCGATGCAGAACCTGGTGATGATTTTGGATTTAATGAGCAGACTATTCTCTACACAGATTCAAGAGTTTATAGTCCTACTCAGGATGAAGATTATACCCCATAGATATGAGTAATTTTGATTCAATTGATGACGCTTTAAACATCGATTCTGAAATTGTTAGAAAGCCAAAAACACACGAACTTATTCATGTGTCTGATGAGGATTCATTAGAAGGAACCTCTGGCATTAGCACAATGGAAGACTCTAAAAAGGACTATGAGTACACAAGAGCTCAATTGTATAGTTTGGTAGAAAAGGGTCAAGAAGCTGTTAACGGCGCTCTGGAGCTTGCTACAGAGGGTGATAGCGCTCGTTCTTATGAAGTTGCCGGTCAGCTAATAAAGCATGTTGCTGATGTCACAGATAAACTTATAGACCTACAGAAAAAGGTTAAAGATCTAGAGACTCAAAACATTACAAATAATCAAACTAACGTAACTAATAATTCTGTATTTGTTGGTTCTACTACAGAATTAGCAAAAATGTTAAAAACTGGAATGATAAATAACACATTAGATTCATAGTCCTATGGCTAAAGAAAAATGCCCCAAATGCAAAAAAGTGCATGATGGGAAATGTAAAACTAAAAAAGGTGGCTACGGGCTAAGTCCTGAAGAATTAGAACAAGATGAAAGTGAAGTTGGTTCTCTAGATTCAGTAGAAAACCCACTAGGAGATGACGCTATGAATGAGCGTAGAGAGTTCAATGTCGATATCGACATGAAAGACATGTCGGGCGAGAAAAAAAGAAAAGCTCTTGATGACTTTAGAGCAGCTGCATCTGAAGCTAAAAAAAGAAATCAAAGAAAAGATGAAGATTCTAAATTGAGAGCTCAAACAAGAGAAAAAGGTGTTCGTTTTTATGACAAAAGAGGAAGTGGTTATATTCGCAAAGGTAAAAAACATTACGACTAAATAAACATTAGGAGACAACATAGTACAGGACGGCATTTATGCTGTCGATAATCGTCTTGAGTCTCCTCAATTTTTCTTATAAAAACTATGGCTAAGAAAGATCCCTGTTGGAAGGGCTATAAACAAGTTGGAATGAAGAAGAAAAACGGAAGAGAAGTTCCGAATTGTGTTCCTGTAAAAGAGGACACACTTGTAGAAAAGAATGTTCCAACAAATCCTTCACTCTGGTCTAAAATGAAGTCCAGAGCAAAGTCTAAGTTTGATGTATATCCAAGTGCCTATGCTAATGGCTGGGCAGCTAAGGAATATAAAAAAGCTGGTGGTGGTTGGAAAACACAATCAGAAAGCGTAGTTAAAGAAGATCTTCGCAAATGGTTTGGTAAAGGTGGTAAAGGTGGCGTCGGTGGCGGCGGCTGGGATCGTTATAATGAAGATGGTGAAAGAGTAGGCAAATGTGCTAGGGAAGAAGGAGAACCAAAGCCCAAATGCTTATCCAAAGAAAAAGCAGCAAAAATGTCCAAAGATGAAATTGGAAATGCTGTAAGAAGAAAAAGAGAAGAAGATCCAGTAGCTGATAGAAAAGGTAAAGGCGGTAAGCCAAAAATGGTTTCTAATAAAATTGGCGAAGCTAAAACTTTCGAACAATTTATGGAAGATTCCACACCTGCATGGCAAAGAAAAGCAGGAAAAGATCCTTCTGGTGGTTTGAATAAAAAAGGAGTTGAGTCTTATCGTCGTGAAAATCCAGGTTCTAAACTACAAACTGCTGTAACT